AGACTGGGAGACGGAGCCCTTCGAGCAAAGGCGATTGATACCTTCAAAAGTATCAATTCTTTGGTTGGGGGCTCTTGCATTCATCTTCCTTGCGAACTTGTGGCATACGCTCGGAGCTTCATTACTGTTGCTCTTGAGAGATATACTACGCGTCTCACAGGGATAGGATTGCAAGAAACTCTGTCAGAAGTTGATTTGCTTGATCTATGGCGTTTTGGTCCTGGTGCTGCCAACGGCATCATTGGGACTCACGCTGTTGAAAAAGTAGAACAACCAATGACTACCACTAGTTCATGTGTTCCGTGGGTTCACAAACTACGTACTGGTAATGCCTATTTTGCGCTCCGTGATAATGGAGACGCATATACTGGCATCACCGTAGTCCATGGGTCACGCCTCACAACGGTTCCTAAAAATGAGGACACTGAGAGAACTATAGCGATAGAACCTTCGGGTAACATGGCCATGCAGCTTGCTGCAGGTAGTTATTTAGAAGGACTCCTACGTTATATCGGGTGTGACATTACGAAGCAGGCTGACAGGAACAATGTACTTGCGAAAGCAGGTAGCGAAGATAACAATCTTTGCACCATTGACCTTAAGAATGCTTCTGACATGATACACCCTGAGCTTGTCAGATTAGTCATGCCGGATGAATGGTATCGACTTCTAATGAAAATTAGGTCGCCTACCACCGAACTCCCTAGTAAGGAGATCGTCGTCCTAAACATGATGTCTACTATGGGGAACGGTTTCACTTTCCCTTTGATGACACTAATCTTGATCTCTTTGATATACGCTTACCGTCGTACGCAGGGTGGACCGGTCAATTGGATTGACTGGCACCACACTGGCGTTTTCGGGGACGATATCATTGTAAGATCATCTGAATACGAAGGTTTCGTATCAGTTCTCACTGACGCGGGGTTGATCGTAAACAGAGACAAGTCCTACTCAGATGGACCTTTTCGCGAGAGCTGCGGAGGTGATTACTTTAGAGGGTTTGATGTTTCGCCCTTCTATGTAAAGAGCCTTGCAGACGATCG